TTAATATTCTAGCTAATTTTAATCTTTCACAATTTTTATCGATTGTATGTTTTCCGCCACTAACACCAATACCAAATGTTTGTATTCCTGCAGAAATTCCAACGGCGCAAACATCTTGTGTCATAGAATTATACGATGGGGCGGACGCTGATGGTGGTGAAGATTTTATATTTGAATTTGTAGTGTTGCTGGTTGTAGATGTAGATTCAGAACCTGATTCATATGTAGTTGTAGTAGTTGATTCATATCCACCATCAATTGATGTGTTAGATCCAGAAGTGTTTGTTTGTGTAGTATCTGCTTGAGCTGATCCACACAAAGTTAATAAACATATTAATATAATTAATATACCTGTAAAATAGTAGTTCATACTACCCCCTATTGACACGATTCACACTCTCCTGTCTCATCAATAACAAGACTACCTTCATTTTCATAACTTTTGTCTTCAGCTTTAGATTTACAATTACATTTTTCACAGGCGCATAGTCCATATACATCTGAATGTAATTCTTCTTTACAGTGACAGTCGTGTTGACATTCTTCGCATTTACTCATTTTTGCCACTTAAAAAGCCAATTAACAAATTTTTTCCATAATTTTTTAATCATCTTTTTTCTCCTTTACATCATAGAAGAATCTGTCTGAATCTTCTGTGTTCCATTTACGTTTATCTTCTACATTCCAATCTGAAGTTTGCACCTTCCAATCCCATGGAACACTGTCCTTAACGGTAAAGGAAGGAATATTCCATATGATTCGATTGTTTGGTTGAGCTGCATAATTGCCATTATCTAATGCCAATATATGGGCGCACTTATGTTCGTGCGAAATTTCAGAATGATCTGTATCAACTATATTACTCTCTGGATGAGCCCAGTCAACAGTAAATAAATATTTTCCGTCGTGCCATTTCTTGTCTTTTCCCCAGTATTTGCCTGATTGTGCGTCTAAGATATCGAAAGAAGTGACAGTAGGATAATAACTAAAACAATTCCATAGCTCCAGCTCATCAAGTCTATATTCAGGAACTTCTTCTGGTTTAAACCCAGGCTGAATGAACGCAGAGATTGGCAGACGGTAGAAGACCGCACCTTGTTCCATAATTGCGTGGAACAAAATCGGACGACCAGTAATCGAAGCCAACCCGAAGATAATACAATCTTCAACTTCGCCATGATGAGTTTTAAGATCATGAAGATATTCTCTCCTGATCTGCGCATAAGTCGCAGGTGTATTTACATTCAGATAAGCCATTCAACATAACTTTTTTATTGGCTATAGCTAAAGTCCATAATCTTTTAGCTTCTTGTTTTACTTTTTCCATATTTTCCTCCTAATTAGTCGTAAATATCCCCCCAATTTTCTCCAGACTCATAGTCTACTTTATTGGGGACGTGCAACTTAACAGCATTTTGCATAATATCAATAATTTTATCTGCATGGTTTTTGGATTCTACTGAGACGTCTAATTCATCATGAATCTGTATATGTGGTATAATTTTTTCTTCATATAGATCTAGCATTGCTTTTTTTGTCATATCAGCAGCTGATCCTTGGATTAATTTATTTAAAGCTTTGTATGTAAACGCTCTTCTAATGTTATTTTCTCCAAACTTAGAGCTAGCCTCGTCCCATGTCATTGGGCTCGTAAGTCTTCCAGGTCTAAATACAGCTTCCTCCCATGTGTCAAACCTACATCTTCTACCTAACAAAGTTGTAATATATCCCTTTCTCTGTGAATCTCTTGATGTATTGTTCATTAAATCTTTTACAAAAGGTACACGACTATGATATTTTTCAAATAATTTTTCTGCCTCTTCTTTAGTACTTAAACCTAATTCTGCCTGAAGTTTAGCTTTACCCATTCCATAAAACAATCCTAAGTTAATTGTTTTAGCTTGAATTCTTTCTATACCTGCCATATCTGCTACAGTTTGGTGGAAGTCTACATCATCCTTGTTAAATCTACTTACTATATCTTTAACTTCATCATCTTCTCTAAGTTTAGGACTCGCTGCTGCATAGTGAACAACTAATCTTGGTTCTTGTTGTGAATAGTCAAAGCATCCCCAAGTATGATTTCTCTCTGGCAAAAATAAAGATCTAATCATTGGCCCTAAATCTTTGTTCCTCGCTGGGACCTGCTGGAGATTTGGATTCGAATAAGAAAATCTTCCAGTTACCGTTCCCCCTTTTTCACCTCTTACTGGATTAATATCTGCATGTATTCTGCCTTTGTATTGGTATTTAATAATTGTATCAATGAATGTAGTATGTGCCTTGTTTATTTCTCTGGCTTTTGCTATACATTGAACCAACGGGTGTTTATGCACTTGTAAAAAATTTTTAGTAAAGGAAGGTGCTTTTGTTTTTGCGGTTCGCTCAAAAGATAGGTTTAATTTTTCAAAAACTTTACCAATGGATCTTGCTGCCCATATTTGGACATCTTCTCCTGTTTCTTTTTTTACTCGTAACAACAGTTGCTTTTCTTCTTCTGATAATTTGGACTTTAATAAGTGCGCCCTTTCAACATCTACTCGAACGCCTTTAACTTTCATTTCAATTAAACATGGAAACAATCTTGTTTCCAAATCAAATACTTCAGTTAAATTATCTTTTCTAATTTCTAATGATAAATGTTTAAATAATTTTAAAGTTAGTTCAGCATCTTTTTCTGCATAGTTCCCAACATACATAGCTGGAAGTTTATACATTTCAGCTTTAGGATCAGCTCCTGCTTTTTCAGCCGCGGCAGTTAAAAGACTTTCATCTTTAACTTCTCCTAGAAGATTATAACAAAGATTATTTAAAGAATATGAATATCTGTTTTCATCTACTAGTGCTGCCATAACCATTGTATCAATAATGTGGCCATTTACGTTGATATTATAGGCTTTTAGCCAACACATATCGTACATAGCGTTGTGAAATAATTTTGTCGCTGGAAGATTACATACTTCTTGAAGCCAATCTAAAACTTTTTGTTTCGGTAAGTTTCCTTCTCTATGGGCAATCGGAAAGTATCCAGACCATCCATCAACGGCTACCGCCACTCCAATTATTTCACCTTCATTTACTAAAGCTCCGGAGCCTTTTGATTTTAGATTAGGATCTCTTGTCTCTAAGTCGATTGCTATATACTTATGCTCTTTTAAATCTGGGAAAGTTTCTGGACATACCCATTCAGTTGCTGCGCTAAACATTACTTAATTATCTCCCACGAATTTTTCTTTTCTTCTTTCACTTCGTCAGGATAGTCTCTATCAATCGCCATGTCAATATAATGCTTTGCTTTTAATAAATCTTGCTTTTGATTTTTTTGTTTATGCCTGCACAAATATTTAATTGCGTTTCCTTCGGCGAATGGAATATTATTTTTATTTATAAATTCACTGGGCTGAATGACCATACTTTGATAGTGAGTCCCGCCTACCTGTTTTTTATATATGTTGTTCATATTACAAATACCAAATAAAGTTTAATTCCAAAATAAAATGTCATCATAGACAATAAAACAAGTTCGCTTGAAATAGTGTGCATCATATTATTGGGTATCCTATGTTGTAAAAGTTAGTTTGTGTACTCTGCATAATATATAAATTTTGTTTTGCTCTTGTTACACCTACAAAAAATAATCTATGAATTTTATCTGGATCTTTATCTGCTTCTCTTGCTAAGAAATCGTTTTCATCTTCCGAACCAAAATCTATGTATAAAATAACGTTTTTACACTCTCTTCCTTTGGCTCCGTGAATTGTTGATAGTTCTACCTTTGAATCTGTGGTAAGATCATCACCATTTTTTAATAAAAGTTTAATATAGCTTTTTTGATCATCAGACATGTGGAGCTGTTCCCAGCTGCCCGTCACTAGAAGCCCGTGGTCTTTTTTAAGTTCTTCGAGTGTAACAGTGTAGACTTTATCTAATAGTTTTCCTTCTCCAAACCCATGTTTTATTTGTTTCTTTCTTAAAAAATTTTTAATTACATGTTGTGCTTCTTCGCCTGAAACACTTGCGCCGGAATTTAATCTCATCCAAGTTCTATATGCATCAAGTAAATCTGCAGGTAAAAGTTCATTTTGACCACCTTTATACCTTAAATTTAAGTCATTTAAATATTGTGCCGGTTCTTTTAGTTGTGCGTTTGTTTGAGCAAGAATCATCCAGTCGTCACTTTTAAAATTAAAATCAGTTAGTAAACAGTTTTCTTTATAGGTTCCTTCCTCGTCCCTCGCTTCCCAAGGCTTGTCTAATCGTTCATTTATTTGTTTTAAAATTTCTAAAGCTTTAGCATGTATCTTTTTAGGTACCCTATGTGAATATATTTGATTATCAAAAATAAAAGATTCTTCAGTGTTGTGTTTTAAACCTATAAATATACTTGGGTCTGCTCCTTGAAACCCATAAATAGTTTGATCATCATCCCCTGCAATGTATGATCGTTTACATTGTTTTTCAATGTGAAAAAACATATCCCATTGCAAAGGACTTAGATCTTGGGCTTCGTCAAGGAAGACGGCATCGAGAGCAAGACGCTTATCTTCCTCGACGAAATCGGAAATCATATCTGAAAATTCTTTCATTCCAGTTTGTTGTTTATATGATTGTAAATCTTCATCGATCTGTTCTGTTAACCATAAGTCAACAGAGTGGTGTAAATCTAATTGTAGTGCGGCTTCCATTAAATCAATTTTTTTAGAACGAGCATATGTTATAATTCTCATATGAGGATTTTGATGTATTGTATTTCCATAAATATCTTTTTTAGTTTCAAACCTCATTCCCTTGCATATCTGTGATTGACTTGTAAACTGTTTCCATTTTCTATCTTTTAGTAATTGAGTTGTAGTATCGATGTTACATTCTCTTGTGCCTAAATGGTGCAAGGTGGATATATAGAGCAAAG